GTTAATGGTGTCTAATCAGGACTTTTTCATGTCCAATTTGATTAGAAGGTATAACAATCTTGCTGGAGCTAAGATAGTTAGAAAAAGAGTGTTCTTGAGGTTTTTAGATAACAGCAACTTTTCGGAACAGCGTAATCCTTACGGAACAGCAGACGCTAACGCAGGATTAGAAGATCAAGTATTCTTTATTTTAAGAAAATCTAGCGAAAATAGAGCTATTGTAGAGTTTGAACTTAGTTCGCCGCTTGAATTAGAAAACGTTACATTTCCGAAACGTATCGTTATGGCTCGTTATTGCTCTTTTCATTACAGAGGTAACGGTTGTCGTTATATGGGTCCACCAGTAGCTAATGAATACGACCAAAGATTATCTACGGTAATGGATTTGCGAAATGGTATTCTTAAAAGAAAATACACTAATACTGTATTACCTCCTTTAGCTGGTGATCCAGCTGTTGATGTTCTTGAAGATTATCCAGATTTTTTTGTTACAGATTTACGCGATTCTATTTACGTTAATTCTTCGGAAGAAGTCTTATCTGACGTTGTGGTAGGAACTGCTACTGAAAAATGCTTTACTGAATTTTATGGGTTTTTTAAAGTTGATCGCGGAGAAAATGGTAGCTACTCTTTCGGAATTGATGTCGATGATTCGGCAGAAGTATATATTGATGGAGTTAAAGTAGCTTACAAATATGGAACAGGCGCAATGAGAAATGAGAATTTACCAAGCACATTTAACGTAGTTGTTTCTAGCCCAAATTTAGGAGTAGGTTATCATAATATCTTGATCAAGCATTATAACTATTTAGGTTCTCTTGGTTTAGATTTATATTATCAAACAGGAACTAATTTAGGAACGGCAACTTGGACAAAGGTTCCAACTACTCGTTATTATTATGACGCGACAGATTCTGGAAAACTTTCTTCAGGACAAAAATTTACATTTGACGCTTCCTTAAATAAATCAGTTGGAAATGATAGAGCTACTTTATTATCAGCAAAGAATGAATTAAGATGGAAGAACAATGGAAATGCTTATAAAGTTGGTGATTTTGTATATAGAGAAACAAGCAATATAAAAGTTTCTAAAAGTAATATTAACGAAGTTCCAAATTGGGAACCGCTTATGAAAGTTTACGTTTGTTTGAAAAACCATACATCAGCGCCTAATAAAGATCCATTCTTTAATAAAGAACATTGGGTTGCTGATCAATGCTCTAAAACATTAACTGGATGCAAAATGAGATTTGGAAACGAAGGATCGCTTCCTTTTGGCGGGTTCCCCGGTACAGAAGAATACAGCATTAACGGACAATAATATGAAATCTATAATTGATCACGCATCTACATCTGATCTTGAAGTCTGTGGCTTCATTTGTATGGAAGATGGCAAAGTCGTAACTGAACCAGCCAAAAACATTGCGATTTATGAAAATAACTTATTTGAGATTCATCCATTAGAGGTTGTGAAGAAAATCAGAAGCGGCAAGTTGATGGGGATCTATCATACTCATCCTTCATCTGGAGAAGAAGAATCTAAGTTTGATAAATTTAATTGCGAAAATTCTTGTGTTCCGTATTTAATCTATAGCAAGCAAACAGAGAAGTTTAATCTTTTAACGCCAAAGATTCCTCATGTTAGCAAAGAGTATGTTAAAGTATTAAAGGAGATGTATGACTAATATATACTTGCATGGAGAGTTGAGAAATCTTTACGGCGAACATTTTAAGCTGAACATTGAATCAGCGAAAGATACTTTTCGTGCAATCAATTCTAATAGAAAAGGTTTTATTACTACCGTTAAAAGATTAATAGGTAAAGGGGTTTTTTATAGAGTTATTATTGATGATGAAGTAGTGCAAGACCCAAAAGAATTAGAGATACAAAGAGTGCCAAAAGAAATACATATTGTTCCGATTGTGTGGGGAGCTGGAAATAATCAGGGATTGCAGATGCTTTTGTTAGCCGCTGTTATAGTTGCTGTATCTCTTACTGGGCCAGTAGGAACTATTGCTGGAGGAAAATTTGCTGCTGGTTTGAAAATGGTAGGAGCTGCGCTAGCTGTTCAAGGCGTTATGACGCTTCTTTATCCACCTCCAAAACCAGATTTTAATCAAGAAGTATCTGCTGGTGGTAAATCTTATCTTTTCGGATCTAAACCCGGCAACGTTTCTCAAGGTCAAACTGTTCCAGTAGGATACGGCAGATTGCTTATTCAATCTTCTCAAATAAGCGCAACAGCTAACCATTATCCATTAGCAACAGACATTAAAGATTTAATGGCTCCTACTGATATGCCAGTAAGCGATTATACCGAAATTATCGCTAATGACGAAGCTCCTTCTCCTTATGGATTAAGTGTGGACGGATTCTCTACAAACCAAGCTACAGACCTAGGAGATAGTCAAATCTTCTCTTCTATCAATTTAGTTAATTCTTATATTAATATACTTACAACTAGCGTGGGCAAGGTAGCAAGTGATCCTGTTGAAGTTGTTGTGAAAACCAATGGAGAAGTAGTATCAAATCCAAATTTAGATACATACGATCCAGATATTAGTTATGAATGGAAAGAGATTTCTGCAACTACGCCCGGTGCTATTAAGATGGAAACTGCGTACGCTTTCAATGATGGATTAGTCTATCGTTCTTACGATCCATTATCATTTAGATTAAAAACAAATTTAGGAACTGGAGATTTAAATACTCAGCTAAATTATTTCAATGTTTATGAAAGTGGGTCGTTAGTAAAATGGGGTCCAACTGAATTTAATGATTTATCTATTGGAGATTGGGATAAAGATTACCTATTCAAGAAAAAAGAATTAACGAATTATCAAGATCGTTATTTCTCTGCCGTAAGAGATTCGATGGGTAGAGCTGCGATTAGCGGAGCCTCTAGAGCTGGAAGCGTAGTGACGGTAACTACGCAAAACTCTCATGGATTTTTGAATAATATCAACGTCGATTTATTTGAATTAATAGGAACTGGAACAAATACCTCCTATGCTAACGGAACGCATTTGATATCTGTTACAGGAACAGGAACAGGACAAACTAATTTTACATTTAGTATTTCTGGTGCAAGCGGATCTGAAGTATATTCGACATCAACAGGTTCTTATGCTGTAGCTACAGAACAGATAGCTCCTTTAAGCGGATCAACAGTAATTACTGGATTTTGGTCAGAAATACAAAACCCATCCAGTCAATATATATACAAAGCTTTAAAAATAAATACTGGAGTCATTCCATCTTTAGATCCTACAGGATGGAGCTTGGTGACATCTCCTTTAGCAGAAACAGGGTTTGACGCGTTAACTAATAGTTTTCCTGCATTTTCAACACAAGGTATTTATGTTGGAGATGTTAATCAAACAAATCTTCAAACTATAATTAACTCTGATGGAGATAGAAACTCAGTAGATAACTATATGATGGAGTTTTATGGTTACTTATATGTAGAAATGAATCAGGATAAAGTTATTGACATTGTCGATGCACAATCAGGAGTAACTTACGAAATAACAAAAATAGGCTCAACAGGTCAATGGGCAACTATCGGATTAACTGGATCAGGAAGTGCTCCGATTATGCCTGAACTTGGAATGACTTTTGTTAAAAATGCAACAGCAGCTTTGACGGCAAGCAATGGAAAAGTTTATCCTGTGAGAAAATTTAACTTTAAAGTAGATTCTGATGATGCTGGCGATCTTCATATAGATGGACAGTTAGCTAGCTCGTATTACAATTCGCATGGATTTGCTTTAAATAATGTTCCAGCTCCAGCAATCGCGGATATACCATCGACAACAACTGAAATAATGTTAACCGCAGGTTTCCATCGTTTAAATGCTAGATTCCAAGATGGAATTGGTTCTGACGGATTGAGTATTTATTATAGATCAAAACTTGATGGAGAGTCGTATTCACAATACGAAGTATTACCGTCTTCCGTTTTAAAGCATAGATCTTATAATGATTTGTCTCAAAAGAAAAATATCAAATTATCAAATAAGCGAACTTTAATCGCAGCTTCTTCTATGGTTGCTGGTAAAAAATATAAGATCAGCACAATAGGAACCGTTAATTGGAGTTCTATCGGCGCTAGTTCTCCAGCGGTAGGAAGCGTATTTTACAGAAACAATACAGCGATAACTGGTTCTGGAGGATATGTATTTGAAGATTTGTTTAGTTATTCTCAGTATTCTTCTGCTGAATTTAACCGATTAGTTAGATTCACGGCTGAAAGACCAAGCTCTGATTTATCTACATCTGCAAAATCTGGTTTGTCAATATATAAAGCAAAGTGGCAATGTATCGCTAAAATCGGAACATCTAAAACCATCTATTCTTCGCCAGTAAAAATAGATGTAAAGTTCTTAAATTCCAATACTCAAAAATCATTACAGTCTTCTGTAAGCGATTCCAGACTGATAGGCGAATAATACATGAAAATACTTAATCCATATAGATTTTTCAAAGGAGCATTTGGCTCTGGAACTGACGCCGCTACTCCAAAATTAATACCGCCCCGCGAACAAAACGGTCTTTTAAAATCAATATCTATATTTGAGTGTGTTGATTTGCTTTGCGAAGGTCCAATTTATGGATTGGT